AATACCAGATGGTGTTTACACAATCAAGTTTGCCTTGACAGTGCCACAAGCCACATTGTCATCAGATGCAACTGTTGTTTCTGTTGCTGACACTTTAGTGGCTCAGAATGCTTATGCTCGCGCTTTGATAGAGCGTGGTGAAGATGGTGGATTGACTTCATCTGAGGCATATCAGTTATATAAGGGAATGTTGTCTGACTACATTGCCTTGGAAGGCACTCGCTATCCTGAGAATCAGGAGTTTGTTGCGATATGAGCCAACAAATCCAGACTTTCTCTATCTCAGCCCCAGGATTCTATGGGTTGAATACTCAAGATTCGCCTCTTGATTTGAATGCTGGTTTTGCACTGGTTGCAACAAACTGCATCATAGATCAGTATGGTCGTATTGGCTCACGCAAGGGATGGTCAAGAGTTAACGCATCTTCTGGAAATCTTGGTGCAAATGATGTAAAGGTTATCCATGAGTTAGTGCAGACTGATGGAACTTTGACTGTCTTGTTTGCTGGAAACAATAAGATTTTTAAGTTGAGTTCTACAAACACTGTTACTGAACTCACCTATGGGGGTGGAGGTACTGCACCAACCATTACCGCAAGTAATTGGCAGTGTGCATCCCTCAATGGCATCACATACTTCTTTCAGTCTGGTCATAACCCATTGATTTATGATCCTGCTGTTAGCACCACCACATATAGGCGCGTGAGTGAGAAAACTGGTTATGTTGCCACTGTTCCTGATGCCAACATTTGTATTTCTGCTTTTGGCAGGTTGTGGGTGGCAAATACCACCGCTGTGAATTCAACTGTTTACTTCAGTGACTTGATTGCTGGTCATGTCTGGTCAACAGGTACGGCTGGTTCTTTGGATGTTTCACGGGTATGGCCCAATGGGTCTGATGAGATTACAGGGTTGGCAGCACACAATGGATTCTTGTTTATCTTTGGAAAGCGCCAAGTCGTAATTTATGCAAATGCGACTACCCCATCAACCATGTCTATTAGCGACACTGTTGAGGGCATTGGTTGCATTGCCAGGGATAGCATTCAGACCACCAGCACTGATGTTTTGTTCCTGTCTAACTCTGGCGTTAGATCATTGATGAGAACAATTCAAGAGAAGTCTGCTCCTGAGAGAGACTTGTCAAAGAACATCCGCAACGATTTGATGAGTGCTGTTGCTGGTGAGACATTAGAAAACATCAAGTCTGTCTATTCTGAAAGAGAAGCGTTTTACTTGTTGACAACGCCTAGCATTGATACGACTTGGTGTTTTGACACTAAGGCTTATTTGCCAGGTGGCGCTGCAAGGGCAACAACCTGGGATTCAATTACGCCAAAGTCTATGCTGTCTCGCAGAGATGGAACTTTGTACATTGGCAAGAATGGTTATGTAGGCTTGTATAACACCTATCAAGACTACGATGCTTCATATCGGATGTTGTATTACACAAACCATTCTGACCTTGGTGATCAAAATGTTACTTCTATTTTGAAGAAACTATCCATTGTTATTATTGGTGGAACGAACCAAACAGTAACATTTAAGTGGGGATTTGATTTCAAAACCAATTACTTGTCTGACAATGCTGCGATTCCAGTGCAAGGTGTTGCTTACTATGGGATTGCTGAGTATGGTGCAAATGCCACAACAGTTGCTTATTATTCAGATGGCATTGACTTGCAGACATTGGTAGTTTCTGCAACTGGTACTGGCAAGGTTGTACAAACAGGCTATGAGTCGAACATAAATGGAACTGCATTGTCGATTCAAAAGATTGAAATTCAAGCCAAGAGTGGCAAACTGAGTTAAAGGGAAATACCATGTCTGATTACACCAAGAGCACAAACTTTGCAACCAAAGACAATCTGTCTTCTGGCAATGCACTAAAGATTGTCAAGGGCACTGAGATTGATACTGAGTTCAATAATATTGCCACTGCCATTTCAACCAAGGCAGATTTAGCAAGCCCTGCATTTACAGGTACGCCTACAGGTGTTACTCAAAGTGCTGGAAATAACTCAACTGCATTGGCAACAACTGCCTTTGTACAGGCGGCATTGTCTGCACTGTACCCAGTTGGCTCCATTTATACCAATGCAACTTCAAGCACTAATCCAGGCACTTCACTTGGATTTGGCACATGGACTGCATTTGGTGCTGGTCGTGTCATGGTTGGCTTTAATGCAAGCAATACGCTGTTTGATACCGCAGAAGAAACTGGTGGTAGTGCTGATTCAATAGTGGTTTCACACACTCACACGGCTACATCTACTGTTACAGACCCAACTCATAGTCATGCAAGTAGTGGTTCATCTACTGTAATTGTAGGTAACGCTGCTGTTGGTAATGTACCCGCTGGTGGCTCTACTGTTGTCCCCACAGGAAACAACACACTTTTGGCAGCATCTACTGGAATCAGTGTAGCAACAACAAACGCAAGCACTGGTGTTAGCGGTACAGATACCAACTACCAGCCATATATCACTGTTTATATGTGGAAGAGGACTGCATAACATGAGTGAAGTAATTGATTCTCTTGCGGTTGTAGGTGATGTTGTTGTTCAACAAGGACAAAACACGCCTGAGAAAGTTCAGTTTCGCCAAAATGTATTGGTGTTGCAAGAAGGATTGATGGACAAAATATCTAAAGGCGAGATTGAATCAACGCTAGATGATTGCACTCTGACCCACCATTTTTCTCCTGTGGACGAAAAGTATGGTTGCGGGACTTATGCAAGAGAGATGTTCATTCCCAAAGATACTGTCATCATAGGAAAGATTCACAAGCATCAGCATCTGAACTTCATTATGAAGGGCAAGGTATCTGTTGCCACTGAGTTTGGTAAAAAGTATTTTGAAGCCCCTCACATTTTTGTTTCTGAAGTTGGGTTAAAGAGGGCGGTTTATGCAGAAGAAGATACTATTTGGGTGACAGTTCATTTGACCGAACATCAAGGAGAGGAAAACCTTTCCAAGATAGAGGAAGAGGTTATTGCCTCAACTTATCAGGAAATGGGGTTTATAGCCTCTACGCAACAAATTAAAGGAGAATTGCCATGACTTGGGGAGCAGTAGCAGTTGGAGGAGCAGGTTTAGTTGGCGGGTATATGCAGGGCCAATCTGCACAAAGGGCGGCAAATACCTCTGCCCAAGCACAACTTGAGGCGGCACGAATTGCTGCTGATGCGGCAAGGTTTCGCCCAGTTGGAGTAACCACTCGATTTGGTTCATCTCAGTTTGGGTTTGATCCATCTGGGAATCTGTCAAGTGCTGGATATACAGTCTCACCAGAACTAAAAGCCTATCAAGATAGGTTGATGGCAATGGGCGCTGGTGGATTGGCTCAAGCAGAAATGGCGCAACAACAATTTGCACCACTTCAAGGGGCGGCACAAGGCTTGTTTGGTTTGGGCCAACAATATCTGTCTCAGTCTCCTGAACAGGTAGCACAACAGTACATGGCTAAACAGCAGGATTTGCTTGCTCCAGGCCGTGAGCGTCAAATGGCTCAACTACAAAACACTTTGTTCCAGCAAGGGCGTGGTGGCTTGTCTGTTGGAGCTACTGGCGCTCGTCCAAGTGGTGCGGCTGGTTTGGGTGCAGCATCTCCTGAGATGGAGGCATACTATAACGCTATGGCTCAACAAGAGGCTCAATTGGCTGCTGGCGCACAGGCTGAAGGACAGAGGCAAGTTGCTTTTGGTGCTGGATTATTTGGCACTGGTGCTAACTTGATGAATCAGTATCAACAAGGTCAGGTTGGCGCACTTTCTCCATTCCAAGCATATTTGAATGCAACTCAAGGAATAGAAGGTTTGGGTCAATCAGCCTTGGAAATGGGATCGGCTTTGGGTGGCAGGGCTGCTTCCGCTGGAGCAAATGCTGGTCAATTCTTGCAAAGAGGTGGTATGGGTGCGGCAATGACTACTCAAGCAGGTCAATTTGATCCCTTGGCTACATCCTTGCAAGCTATTGGTCAGAATCCATTGTTGGCTCAAGGGCTTGGGAATTGGATACAAGGCAATCGCAATACTCAAGGGTATGGGACTGGCACTCGTCAATATGATGTCAACGCTAATTTCTAAGGAATAATCATGGCAACAGATATTGTTCAAGGCTTGTTTGGTATGACCCCAGAGTCATATCAGCAACAAAGAGATGCTGTGGCATTACAGAGGGCGGCTGCATTTGGGCAGATGAGTCCAATGGAGTCTGCTCGTACATCTGTTTTCTATGGCGCAAACCAACTTGGCAATGTAGCTGCTGGGATGCTTGGTGCTGAAGACCCTCAGATGCGTCTGATTAGCCAACGCAATGCCTTGGCACAACAGTTTGACGTAAGCACTCCAGAAGGGTTGGGTCAATATGCAAGTGCTTTGCAACAAGTTGGAGATACTCAAGGTGCATTAGAAGTTGCAAATATCTCTCGTAAGGCCGCTAGTGAAGTGGCATTGGCAAAGCAAAGAAATCTTGAAAGACAAGGTGTTGATCCACTACAACAATTAATACGGGCTGGTAAACATACTCCGCAGAGCATTGATTTGTATGCAAAAAGTGGAAACATTAAAGACTTAGAACTTATTGAAAAACCAAATAAAGCAGTTGCTGTTGGAAATTCTTTAGTTGATGCTGTTACTGGTCTTGTGTTATATGAAGGCCCTGATGTTCAAAAATACTCTGAGTTTGCCAAAACATTGATTGATGCGGGACTCAAACCAGGCACTGAACCTTTCCAAAAACGTATGCTTGAATACGCAGCTAAAAAGGTTGAAGGCGCAGGTAAAGGCACCGGCAATGTCACTATTGGTGGAATCAATGTTGATACTGGTGCGGCAGCTAAAAAGGCTAGTGAAGTAATTGGAACTAATCTAGCCAATATTGAAAGCCAGTTTTCTTTGAAGACTGCGTTTGATGACGCTATCAAAATAGTTAATCAAGGCATCTATGCTGGTGCGTATGGCCCTGAGAAACAATTTGTTGCTAAATTTACTGGTATTGGAAGCCCACAAAAGGTTGAAAATACTGAAGTATTCATGGCAAACATTGGTGAAATTGTTATTCCTAGATTGCAACAGTTTGGCGGTAATGACTCTAATGAAGAGTTGAAATATCTACAAAAAGTTGTTGCTGGCGATTTAAGGATGGAGCCAAAAGCAATGTTGCGTGTTTTAGAGAGTGCTGAAAGAAAAACAAGGAACAACATTGAGCGAATTCAAAAACAAGTAAGTTCTGCTGGTAAAAATGAGCCTTTATCAACAGCGCCAATAAATGCACCTCTTGGTTCTCCTCAAAATCCCATCAAATTGAAGGATAAGTAATCATGCCTACCATTTATGAATACAAGGGTGTGTCTTATGAGTTGCCTGATGGCTTGAGTGAGGATGCGGCACTTGCAAGAATTAAGAGTTCTTTGCAACCACAACCTGCTCAACCACCAGTTGCTCCTCCTTCATCTGGATTCTTGATGGGTTTAAAAGACCCAATCACTGGTGCGGCTCAATTGCTTCCTCGTGCTTTAGCGGGTATTACAAGTTTAGGTGGCACTACGCCTAATCCTGTTAGCCAATACTTCTCTGAAGAAGCAAAGCGTCTTGATGAGATGGCTAAAGCTGAAGAGCAAGCATATCAGGCTCAACGTGAAGCTCAAGGTAGCTCTGGCTTTGATGTGGCACGATTGGGTGGCAACATCCTAAACCCCGCGAGTTTACTTCCTGCGGCAAGAGTTGCTCAATTAGCAAGGGCAAGAGGTGTATCTACTGTTGGACAAGCGGCAGCGGGTGGTGCTGTTAGTGGCGCTATGCAACCTGCTGTTGGAGAAGGCACTTTTGGCGAACAGAAGACTGAACAAGTTGCTTTAGGTGCAGTTACTGGCCCTATTGGTGAAAAAGTTGTTGCTGGTGCGGGTCGAGTACTTAACCCGTTAGTCTCTAAAGCAGAGCAAACCATGCGTGATCTTGGGATTACTCCAACAACAGGTCAAACTCTTGGTGGACAATTTAAAACAATTGAGGAGTTCGCTCAAAACTTACCGCTAATTGGGTCAAGTATTGAGAATGCAAGACAGAGAGTATTGTTTGATTTTAACAAAGGTGTAATCAATAAAGCTCTCCAGAAGGTTAATGATAAGCTACCTGCTGATGTTGTTGGCAGAGATGCCATCGCTTATGCTTCTGATGAAGTATCTAAGAAATATGACGATGTTTTGTCGAAGATGTCATTTGACTTAAACTTTGCAACAACTAGCAATGTTCTTGGTTCTTTGAGTAAGGCTAAGAGTTTGGATTCAAACCAAAGAACGCAAATTACTGAAGCATTGAATGATATTGTTTTTGGCAAGTTTGCTGGTCAAAAGATAGATGGTCAAACATACAAAGGCATTGAGTCTGATTTGCGTAAAAAAGCAAGCAACTATGCCAATAGCTCAACAGCTTCCGAGCGTGAAGTTGGAGAGGCTTTAACAGATGTTCTTGGTGTTATCAAGAAAGAATTGTATTTCCAGAATCCCAAACAAACATCTCAGTTGCGTAGGATAGATGGTGCATACAGTGATTTATCTGTTATCAATGTAGCGGCTGCTAATTCTGGTGCAGACAATGGTGTTTTCACGCCAAAACAATTCAATACTGCTGTTCGCCAACAAGATCAAACAAGACGTAAAACTTCATTTGCCAAAGGTCGTGCTAAAGGACAAGAAATCTCCGATGCGGCAGTTGAGGTTCTTGGAGACACAGCAAGATCAACTTTAGAAGGTCGCATTGCGGCATCTACTCTTGGTGGATTTGGATTGTTGTCTCAGCCTCAGGTAGCAATTCCTGCGGTTAGCCTTATTCCTCCTGCTTACAGTCCTGCTGGACAAGCGGCAATTGATATGTTGTTGCGTCAGCGTCCAGAGTTATTGCAACGTGTAGGCGGTATGTTTTCTCAACAATCAGCGCCTCTTGGTAGTGTTGTTGCGCCAAGTGCCGTTGGACAGTACAACCTTTCTGAGAGAGGGCAATCTCCATACATTGAATTGCGTGGAATGGCTGAAAGATAAAGTAGGGGCGCAAGATTGATCCTCTCACCCTTCTGGCAATGGCAAATGGCTGTGTCGCAGCTATTCGCAAAGGCTGTGAACTCTATAAAGAGGTCAAGGGAACTGTTGCCGCAGCTCAGAAGACTGTTAAAGAGGTCACGGCTATTGCTGAAGAAGTGGGTGGCTTCTTTGGGTTCTTCAAGAAGAAAAAGCCCAAGCCCACAGCAACTCCAGTTGCGCCCAAAGCAAAAAAGGCAGAGGCCGAAATTTGGGATGAAGGTAGAGTTGTGGCTGATCTGGCGGCGAATCTCTCGCAGTTCTTCAAAGTTCAGCAACAGCTTGCAGACCACATTCGAGAAGAAGAAGAGAAGTCTAAAAGCGTCTATGACCCAAATCAGAACATCATGGAGTCTGCGCTAAACAGGGAACTTGCCAAGACGCAGTTTGAGAAGTTAGCCAAAGAGATTCGTGAGATTATGGTGTATCAGTCACCCCCAGAGTTGGGTAACTTGTACACCAGGGTGAACCAAATGAGGGTCATCATCATTGCTGAACAAGAAGAAGCAAG